TATGGAAAAGGTGTTCCTGTAAGTGTTGAAAATAATGCTCAGTTACTTCTGTATGCATTAGGAGCATATCTCGCTTACGAAATGATATTTCCTATAGAGCATATTAAAATGTCAATCGTACAGCCGAGATTAACTGGCATAGACACTTGGGAATGCAGCCTCGATTACTTACTAGACTTTGCTAAGAAAGCTCAAGAAAAGGCTGTGATGGCTTTAAATAGTGAGGGTGATTTTAACTGTGGAGAACATTGTAAATTCTGTAAGGCTAAATCTACCTGTAAAGCAAGAGCTAATGCTAATTTAGAGCTAGCAAAGTACGAGTTTAAGTCTGTAGACCTATTAACTTTAGAAGAAATTGGAGAAATACTGCAAAAAGCACATGATTTAGATACCTGGGTAAAAGAATTAGAGAAATACGCATTAGCAGAAAGTTTAAAAGGAAATAATGTTCCTGGTTGGAAGGCAGTTAATGGTAAAGGTAGTAGAAGTTTTAAAAATACAGATGATGCTATAAAAGTACTCAAAGAAAATGGGATCGCAGAAGAACTGCTGTATGAAAGAAAGTACTTAACTTTAGCACAGATGGAAAAAGTAATAGGTAAAAAAGATTTTAATAATCTAGTTGGAGATTTAATAGTTATGAATGCGGGGAAGCCAACTCTTGTAGAAGTTTCTGATAAAAGAGAAGCTATAACAAACAGGATAAAGGCTGAAGATGAATTTAGTGTAGTTGATGATATTAATAATTTATAAAAGGAGAAGTGATATTAATGGCAAATGATACTAGAGTAATGACAGGGAAAGTAAGATTAAGTTATGTGCATTTATTTAAACCTTATGCAGCAGAAAAAGGGCAAGAAGAAAAGTACAGTTGTACAATTCTAGTTCCAAAAACTGATGTACAAACTAAGATGAAACTTGATGCCGCAATAAATGCTGCGATAGAAAAAGGAATTAGCAGTGTGTGGAATGGAGTTAAACCTCCAAAACCAACTATCCCAATATACGATGGAGATGGAGTAAGACCTTCAGATGGTCAAGAGTTTGGGCCCGAATGTAAAGGTCATTGGGTGTTTACAGCAAGTGCAAAAATAGACTATCAACCAGGAATAGTTGATGTAAGAGCTCAACCAATTCTTAATCAGTCTGAGATTTACTCAGGGATATATGCAAGAGTATCAGTGAACTTTTTCCCTTATGCAGTAAGTGGTAAGAAAGGAATAGGTTGTGGACTTGGTAATGTACAAAAGTTAATGGATGGAGAGCCTCTATCAGCTGTAGGAATTAAAGCAGAAAATGAATTTGATGAGGTTGAAATAGATCCAGTTACTGGAGAACCGATTTTATAAAAAACTTATAAGAAGGGCAGTTTTAATACTGCCTTTCAATTTCAAAAAAGGAGCGATTATGAGAACTTTAAATATAGATATAGAAACATTTAGCTCTGTAGACATTGGTAAGTCAGGTGCATATAAATATGCAATGAGTGATGATTTTCAGATACTTCTATTCGCTTATTCTATTGATGGTCAAGATGTAAAAATAGTAGACCTTGCTCAAGGCGAAGCTATTCCTGAAGAAGTATTAACCCTTTTAAAAGATGAAAATTGTACTAAGTATGCATACAATGCTGTCTTTGAATGGAGGTGTTTGAATATGGCTGGAATAGAAACTCCTTTGGAACAATGGCATTGTACTATGGTACACGGTCTTTATTGTGGATATACTGCAGGTCTTGCTGCAATAGGTAATGCAATGGGCTTACCGCAAGATAAGAAAAAATTAACTACTGGTAGTGCTTTAATAAGATACTTCTGTATACCTTGTAATCCTACTAAAAGTAATGGGAATAGGACTAGAAATCTACCTCAACATGCACCTGAGAAATGGGAGCTATTTAAAGAATACTGTATACAAGATGTAGTTACTGAAATGGAGATAGGTAGAAGATTAAGTGCTTTTCCTGTCCCTGAAAGAGAATGGAAACTTTGGGTATTGGATACTTTTATGAATGCATACGGAGTAAGAGTTGATAGTGAGTTAGTGAATGGTGCTCTGTATATAGACGCATTATCAAGGGCTAATTTACTAGAAGAAGCAAGAGATATAACAAAGTTAGATAATCCTAATTCTACTAGCCAACTACTTACTTGGTTAGAAGAAGCAGGAGAAGAAGTTGAGAATTTGCAAAAAGCTACAGTCGAAAAAATGGTAGATACTTTAGAAGATGGACAGGCAAAAAGAGTATTAGAAATAAGGCAAGAATTATCTAAAACATCTGTTAAGAAATATAAAGCTATGGACGATGCTATGTGTAAAGATGAAAGAGTTAGAGGGCTCTTACAATTTTATGGAGCTAACAGAACAGGAAGATATGCAGGAAGATTAGTTCAAGTACAGAACCTGCCTCGTAACTACATAGAAACTTTAGATGTAGCTAGAGATGTTATTAAAAAAGGTGATGGTGAACTATTAGAAATGCTTTATGGAAACATACCTGATACCTTATCACAACTTATTAGAACTGCATTTATCCCCTCTGAAGGTAATCACTTTGTTGTATCTGACTTCTCAGCAATAGAAGCAAGAGTAATAGCTTGGCTTGCTGGAGAAGAGTGGAGAATGGAAGTATTTAAGACACATGGAAAAATCTATGAGGCATCTGCATCTCAAATGTTTGGAGTGCCGATAAACACCATCGCAAAAGGTGAAGAAAACTATCATCTAAGAGCTAAAGGAAAAGTCGCAGAACTTGCACTAGGATACCAAGGTAGTGTTGGAGCCTTAACTGCTATGGGTGCCGCAGATATGGGACTGACTGATGAGGAAATGAAAGATATTGTTGATAGATGGAGAAAATCATCTAAAAGAATTGTGGAGTTGTGGTATGCATTAGAGAATGCCTCTGTTGAAGTATTAGAGACTGGAGAACCGCAGATAGTTAAATGTGTAAAGTTAGCTAAAGAGTACGATTTTATTTATGGCCAAGACTTTTTCACAATAGAATTGCCAAGTGGTAGAAAACTTTTCTATCCAAAACCTTTTTTAAAAGAAAATCAATTTGGGCAAATGCAGATGCATTATATGGGTATCAATCAAACATCTAAGAAGTGGGAAGTTATCCCAACCTATGGTGGTAAATTAACGGAAAACATCGTACAAGCTATCGCAAGAGACTGCTTAGCAGAAACTTTGCTAAGAGTAAAAGATAAAGGTTGGCCAATAGTGTTCCACGTGCATGACGAGATAATACTAGATGTTCCAAAGTCTGTAGAGTTAGAAGAAGTTATAAAAACTATGACAGAAGAAATTAGTTGGGCCAAGGGGCTTATATTAAATGCTGCTGGATTTACTGGTAGCTATTATATGAAAGATTAGGAGGAAATTATGCATATAGGAAGAAAAATTAAAAAATTTAGAGATGAAAATAAAATATCACAAACAGAATTTGCTACAAAAATAGGAGTTACACAAGGCTTTTTATCACATTTAGAAAATGGAAGACTTAATGTAGAGAGTCCTACTCTTGAAAAGAAAATACTAGTTGCTATTGGAGAAACTCCAGATAGAGATTTAAAAAAGGACTTTGAAAAAGATATAGAGTTAGCAGTTGATAACGTACATTCGCCAAAGCATTATATGATACCAGGTTGTAATTTTGAATGTAAAGACTTATCTGATGTTATTGTTAGAGATATGCCTAACCCTTTAGGAACTAGAATATGGAATGTGATTAAATACCTGGTTCGTGCTGAAAAAAAGAATGGGAAAGAGGATTACAACAAGGCAGTTGAATACCTGTCTTGGATAGAAAAAGGGAATGAAGCAGATGAATATGATAACGAAAATACTTTAGACAGCATCGCAAATAAATTAGATACAGACTGGACAACTATAATATTTGGAATTTGTGGAGAAATGCCGACTAAAAAAGCTTTACTAATGAATGAAACTTTTAGAAATATAATCGCTCTAAAAATTCCTGATGCAATTAATTGTGTAAATAAAATAATAGAACTTGGATAAAAGGAGATAGCAGATGGAGAACTCGAGAAAATTAATAATATCTGAAGCAAATAACAGACACTCTAAGCAATGGGTAACAACTGAAATTACCTGGTCTGAATTTGTAGAAAGATTAGGAAAACCTAAAATAACAGCTGAAACACTAGATGAGTTCTTATCTTATTCTAAAGCTAAGCAAGATGATATTAAGGATGTTGGTGGCTTTGTTGGTGGAAAATTAAAAGGTAATCTTAGAAGAAGTGAAGCTGTCGAAAGCAGAAGTTTAATTACTCTTGACTTAGATAACTTAGCTTATGAAGATGACACTAAGATTATAAAAACTCTTAATAGTTTAGGCTGTACTTATGCAGTGTACAGCACTCGTAAGCACCAAACTACTAAACCTAGAATTAGAGTTATTTTACCCTTAGCTGAAGATGTATCTGCCGATGAGTATGAACCGATAGCAAGAAAGGTAGCAGAGTCTATAGGATTACGTTATTGTGATCCTACTACCTTTCAAGCTGTTAGGTTAATGTACTGGCCTAGCCATTCTACTGATAGTGATTATGTTTTTACCTATGAAGACAAGCCTATGCTAGATGGTAAGGCAGTTCTTAATATGTATGCTGATTGGAGAGATGTAACAACTTGGCCAGAAGTTCCAGATGCTCAAAAACATCATTTGACTTTGTTGAAGCAACAAGAAAACCCTTTAGAAAAAGGGGGTATGGTAGGGGCTTTTTGTAAAAGGTTCAACATTTATCAAGCAATAGATGAGTTTTTACCTGGAGTATATGAACCCTGTGATATATCTGATAGATTAACCTTTGTGGGTGGAAGTACTACTGCTGGAGCTATTGTGTATCAAGATGGACTTTTCTTATACTCGCATCATGCAACAGATCCGTGCAGTCAAAAATTAGTAAATGCTTTTGACTTAGTGAGATTACATAAATTCGGGCATTTGGATACACAAGCAGAAGTTAATACCCCCGTGGCCAAACTACCATCTTGGATAGCTATGAAAGAATGGGTAATGGCAAAGACAGATGTTAGAAAAGATTTATTAAAAGAAAGTCAACAAAAAGCAATAGCTGAATTCTCGGTCTCTAATAATCCTGATGTAGAAGCTGTAGAAGGAGTATTAGTTGAAGATGATGACAACTGGACTGAGGAACTTAAATTTAGTGCTGATGGTATGAAAGCGCTTAGCACTTTGTCCAACATAATTTTAATTCTAAGAAATGATAGAGAATTAAAGTTTAAAATTTTCAAAGATGTTTTCTCTTCAAGAATACTAGTAAGAAAAGATGTGCCTTGGGATAGAAAATTTGAAGCTGATGATAGGTTATGGACCGATACAGATGATGCGGGTCTTAGATGGTATTTAGAGAGTGCTTATGGTATCACATCTACAAATAAAATTATAGATGGAGTTAATCTGATTGCAGAAGAAAATGCAGAAAATA